GGCTTTGCCCACATTCACGTTGAGAAAAATGGCGATTATGAGGTCAACAACTTGCGAATAGTGGAAAATAAAATCCGATAATGATGAGATATTTATTTATATTGCTGCTATTGGCGAGCTGGGATTGTAAACGTCTGAGAATAATCCGTGAATAGGGTTGAAATTTCTCGAAAATTGGCGATGCTCGAAGTGACCGAAATTTTTTCGTCGTTGAATAACTCAATCCTATGGCCAACGCCATCGACATAAATATAAAGTTGTACTGTCTGCATTATACGATGTCGTTAATTATGTTATACGAGTACTCGAAGTCAATTGTGTAGTTGATATTTTTGTCTTTTAATCTCGTTTTTAGAGCAGTTGATTTGCTCTTAACGTTTACAGGTTTCTCATCAAGGAGCACCGTTTGGCTGAGCATTAAATCGGTAACAATTTCCGCGTAGCTCTCGTCAACCCAACCCGTGTTGAGAGTGACCGATTGCTTACCGCTAAAATTGAATGATTGAAACTGATTGCGAAGTGGGTTGTAATCAACCGCGTCGGGCAATAGTTGAAAAGTAGAATTTTCAGTTTGTAAGCTATTTGTCTGCGCTTTGAAAAAAGTTAAAAATTGCCATCCTCCAAATCGGTTAATAAATGCGCATTGTACTGGCGTATATTTTGCCTCGCAAATTGGCTTGAAAACGAGTGGCCCATCGGTTGGGAAATTGCCAACTGCTACCCATCGAATTTTCGTAAGTGATCCAAGTGGGTAATCGTAGAACGGCCCAAAGAATGGAATCTTAAACATATAAATGTCGGCAGGATTAGTCCCCGATTTTAGTATTCTTATTTCCTCGTTGCTGCCATCAATCTCATCATAAGACGCATAAACATCGTCAACACTATCGTAGTCAATTAGCACGTTAAAATATCCGACCTCGCCATCGATTAAGCCTTCCTCATAGTAACCCGTGATTTTATCATTGATTAAAAAGGCGATGTCGGTTTCGTTGTCTTGATTGAATCCGCCTAAGTAGTTCGTATAACCCTCAACCCCTACAAAACTCTGACGAGTTAAGCGGTCGTAGTCCTTTTCGCCTTCTAATCGATAGGACAAATCCGCAGCGACATAAACCCAGTTGGAATAGTCCTCCTCAATTGTCGGAGTAGTTGGTAAAGTTGGGTTGATACACTCGATTTTTTCCGCTACAAATGGCGCAATGTTAAAAACGATATTTGTTTGCGTTGCTGATACGATTTTCTTTTGCAGCGTATAACTCGGATTGGTCGGCATTGTTTCACCTTTGTGCCAAATGTATAGCTCGAGCTTCGCCTCCGCTTGCCCTGCCTCGTCAATTTGTAAAAAATAGGGCGATCTAACGTTTAATATTTTCATCAATTACATATTTTAAAAACTGTTCTAAATCAAGGCCGTACTTTTCAGCGACCACCTCGTCAAATTGTTTGTATTCTAACTCAAAAGCCGAGCGGAAAAACCTCGTTTCGGGTGTTCCTGTCTTATTTATCGAGCGAGTTATTGCTCCGACTAACGCTTTGCGGCTTGTGAATTGTCCGCTTGCGCTTCGGGTGCCTTTGAGTCCCTTACGAACCACCCATTTATCAATCGCGCCTGTTGACGCGTTGGCCTTGTATGGCGATTGTGGAGCCTTATTGCTTGACTGACTCCCTTTTGTTCCGTAGTCCAATAGCTTCCAGTACGACTCGGCAAAGAAATCAAACTCTAAAGAGTTCGGGTTTATCTTTGTTTTGAACGTGAGCGACCTCGATAGGTTTCCGCTTGCGTTGTGCGTGCCATATTTACCACCACGTTTGAGGTTGTCCTGCGCTCGCTGAACAACTAACGCGCCAAATTCGTTGAGGGCCTGTTGAACTATTTTAGTTTCCATCGCAGCAAACTGAAAAATCGTCGTTTGGTACGCTCAATTCGATGTCACACTTCCAACCGTCTAACGCATTTGTGAACGCCATAAATATCGGCTGCAACGTTGGCTCGTTCAAAAGCTCAATGTCATCGTCGTTGCGTCTCAAATTCATTTTCGTGATCATGTAGTTGAGTATCGCGTGACAGGTGTTTAGGTTATCGAGTTCGTTGTCATTGCCCAAGAATTTGTCTTTGACTTGCACCTTTGACATATTGCGAATATCTACAACGGCCACCTCAAATGTGAAAGTCACAATGCCATTACTAACGACTGACGATAGTACATTGATGTGAGCGAGTGGGAATATATTTTTTTTGACGTTGTCAATTATATCAGTTCCGTGAGTGATTGTATTTAAAAGCGGTGCGCTTTCGAGCGTTGCCTTTATGTAGTCGATTGCTTGATAAAATGATCTCATTATTTCATTTGCTTTTTAATTTGCTTAATTTCCTCTTGTGCCTCGTCGATTAGGTAAGATAGTAGCGTGAGTGACTCATGAAGTGGCTCCTTTCCCACGTCTCGAAGGTGGATATTAAGCTCTCGCGCAATTCTAATAAACGATTGATACCAACCCCACCTTTCTCCAAAACCTCCTCCAAATTCAGTCCCTCCCTCGCTGCCTTGTCCTCCAAATGCAATAGGGTATTGCTCAATAATTCTTTGCTTAAAGTCCAAAAAAAAAGCATTGAACCTATAACGACATCCATTCGCACCTCGTTAAATAGTTCGGCCTTTTCATCGTCGCCATCATACTCCTCGATTTGGTAAAAAGGATCTGCCCATTTAGTAATCGGACGATATAGCACCGACATCAAAAGCGGGATGTTCTCATCGTTTCCAAGTAGCGTGTCGATGGTTGCGTGTTCCCCGAGCGTCATCTTATCCATGTTCGGAATAAATCCGTAGTTGATGCCGTTCATTTTGAACGTGCGAACGAGCTTCGGCTTTTGATCCAATACTTTTGCAATAGTCTCAATAATATCAGTAAAATCATTCACAGGAATTTTCATTACATCGGCCACGCTAAGATTGCAAAATATTGCCACCATTTGAATACAAACGAAGGTCTCATCGTCTTGGTTGTCTTTTAATACCTTTTGATATCTCGTGTATTGAGACAATTTTATTTCGGATAGGCTTGTGGGAATTACTACTCTCATACTTATATAACTGAAAAATGTTGTTTTGTTTATTTTTTGAACTACGTTATGATAACTTTGCGAACTGGCTTTAATTCAAAATATATCCGCATCATTAAAGCGTCGGAATAATCGGGAGATCGTCCTATTTTCTTTTTTATTTCGTCTTTGTTTATTAAAGCTATTTTTGTGGCATCAGTTTCTCTTGCTAATCTTACCATTTCAAGCTCCTCAGTCAATTGCTCAGTTTGCTTTTCATTGCAATTTATGTATATTTCATTTCGGTTTACGGTCTCGGCTAATTTATAATAGCATTGAGTTTTAATATTTTGGAAATTTTCCTCTTTGTTATTGTATTTTATAGGTTTAGCATTATTGGTAAATCCTAAGCATTTTAAATAATCCTTAACTCCTCCGCCTACTCCATCCTCATCCACAATTATATTGTTTCGGTTTACGTTATATTTTTCGGCTAACTTATTTATAGCGTCGACGCTTTCGTCAACCCTTGAAACTTGCATTTCAAAAACTTCTACAACCCTAAATCCATCCCAACAAAATATTACTGTTTTGTCTCTACCTAATCGAGCGATATCCGCAGTAATATATTTTATACCGCTTTCAATATGTGTGTTTGAAAATAATTTTACTATGCTTTCATTGGTCATTAATTGGCCTTCGTCTTCAGATTGTTCGGCCTCATAAAGTTCCTTAAATATTTTTTCGGGTAAATCTCGTTTTGCTTGTAGTATTTCCTCCTCCTCAATAATACCCTCAGCAACTGCATCCCAACAAGTGACTTTAAAATATTCGTATTCTTTATCGGTTTTGGCTTTTTCCTTTAATCTATGCACCCAGTTTGAAATGCCACCAAAATTGCCTATTAACTTACAAGGAGCATTTGTTGAGGTTAATGTGGAACGCAAAGCAAACCACGCTTCCTCTCTTGCTCTTGGTGCCTCGTCAAATACACAAGCGTAAACATCCTCCCCATACAAATTATCAGGCTTTTCTGCCGACTTAAAATGTATTTCCGCTCCATTTGGGCAATAGATAATTAAATTTGTCTCGTTAAATTTATACAATTTTGTAGCTGCCAAATATCGTCTAAGTCGATTAAATGCGATTTTAGATTGATTAAATACAGGAGCAACCCACCAATAGTTATGGCCTTGTTGGTTTTCATTTTCATGCGCTTTACCAAATAGCCATATAATATGAGAAAACGTTTTACCTACTTTGGTTGAAGCCTCAGTAATAGTAAAACGTGATTTTGAGTTTAATATTTTTTTTTGGTATGTAGTTAAATTTGGAGGTATTATGTCCATTTACTCATATCAATTACAGGAATTGTGACTCCTTCAACATCGATAGTTTGATCAGGTTTGCCAACGGTATACTCTAAAAACAATTTAGCCGCTGGAACGTCTTGATCTCCGATTGCTTTTATTTTAAGCATTGTTAAAACTTGAATAATGTCTTCGGTATTAAATGCCTCATTAATTTCCTCTTTGAATTTGTTTTTTCTTTTGTCATCAGGCCGAGTTGCTTTTGTGCTATGTCCGCCATTATTTTTTCTATTATCCATAATTAATACAAATTAACTATTAATATTGAATTGTCCTATTATTACTTGATTAACTGGTATATTTTCGTCGGTTTGTATCTTAAAATCGCGGTATTCCTTGAGTTTTAAAATATCATACAGGTTTTTAGATAGCCAAAGCTCGTTGTGAGTGACGTCTTCGGGTTTATTATCAATTAATTTGTCTAAAAAATCAATCAGTAAATAGAATTCCTCTTGCTTTTGTTTTTTCATTGATTTTGTCGACTTGCTCTTGGTTGTTGTCATAATGTTCTTTTATGCCGTATTTGATAACGAATGACCATTTGTCTCGGCCGTTAGTGTAGTAAATTGTGTCGATGCCTAACTTTTTGGCCGTTGATTCGAGATCGCTATTATTGCCGTCAATAGAGCGAGCAGTAAGAATACGGACGTCTTTACCATCTTTTATAAATTTAGCAGCTATTGCCTTACCTTTTGGCGTTGACAACGTGCCATCATAATCAAAACTAATTGGCATAATTATACAATTTGTATAAATCTTTAATTATTTGCTCGTGTACTTTTGAGCAGTTTGGGCAGTTGCTATTGTCTAAACCGAAATAATTGAGATATAAGGCGTTTAAATAGGTTACATCGTCAAAGTTTAACTCAGTGCGTTTTCCATCGATTACACGCTGCCCTTTAAGCTCAAGGAACTCCTTAAACATTTCTTTATCGGGTTGAGTCATTTCGCTTTTAACTCGTTTGAAGTTAAATAAACGATTCAGTCCGAATTGACGCTCTTTGCATCCTTGACAAGGCTCAATCCCAACTGAGTCGGTAATGTTAGCGATGACATCGCCCAAGCCTTGAATTTCTTTTTTAGTCCTTCTTTTTGCCATTTATTTTTGATTTGACCATCTTATTAACTCGATGGATTGTTTGTATGTGTATGCCTGTTTGTCGGCTGAGTTCACGCTGGCCAACCAAAGTTGAAAGCTCAAACATCGTGCGCTCGTACCAAGTTAGACCTTTGATAAGTGCCTTGTAATCAATTGGCTCAATATAAATTTCATCCTCAATCTCTATATTGCTAAAATCGACTATTATATCCTTTTGCTGCTTTGTATAGTCATAGAATAAGTTTCTTAGAACTGTATAAATATAACCATCTTTTATAAGATTGGTATTTTCATATAGTTTAAGATACATCTCTTGTACCAACTCATCCGCTAAGTCCTTGTCTTTGCAAATTTGGAAAGCCATCTTTCGCCATTGGGCATCCTTTTTGGCTAATTCCTCGAGCATCACAAAGTCATTGGATTAAAATATTCCGATAAAAATAGCAGCAGGGCCTCGTTATTTTCGATATAGTAGACCGTGCCTTGTACTACGATACAAATCTCGCTTTCGTTCTCAACCCAGTAGCCGTTGATTGCGTCGACCATTACCCGAAACTCCACAAATGATCCGCCCATTCCAAGAGTGTCGTCCTCTTGTTCAAGCCACATCTGCGTACTTATCGTGTGTGGTTTTACCATAACGCTACAAACCTAATAAATATTTCGATACCAAACTATTTTTTATCTCAATTATTTCTCCACTATCTATATAACGGCAAAAAGCGGTATTGTAACAAAGTCCGCTAATATAAAACTCACGCCCTTGCTTATTGATGTAGATCGGTGCGTTGATTGGCACCTCGAGGCCTTTGTATATTTTCGAGCCTGCTCTCATTGTTTAAATTTTAGTTTCGTCTCGTGGTGTATAATTTCGCGGTCAAGGTAGTGCATCGCTTTGCGTAGGTCCTCAAGGTGTGCGCCTTTGCGTCTCGCCCTTACGATATACTTGACTGCATTGCCCTCGTTAAAGTTGAGGTCGTAGTCTTTAATGATGTCGATGACGTCATATTGCTGCTGGTTGTCGTAGTGTTTTGGTGTCATATTAAAATAGTTTTGTTTGATTAGTATGATTATTTATGCGCTGCATCGCTTTGTCAAAATACTCTTTATCTAATTCGCAAGCCGTTAGGTCAAATCCATAATCGTGGCAGGCGATAGCGATACTTCCGCTTCCTAAATGAGTGTCGAGTATTTTATCGCCTTGTTTTGCGTATTTGTCAAGGAGCCATTTGTAAAGAGCAACAGGTTTTTGTGTTGGGTGTATTCGTGTTTCTTGTTCTTGTTTTTTATATCCGCTCCAAAGAAATTCAAATTTATCTACTTTGTTTATTATAGAACAAAATGCTAATTCGCCTTGAGTATAAGTTGGCATTGTTTCTTTTTTATCCCAAAAAATATAACCACCAATTAAACCAAAATAATTGCCGCCCCATATAATTTGATTTTTAGAAACCCTAAAAAGCTCATCAAAGTATTTTGAATTAGGTATATCGTTATCCCAATTTTTTGATTTATATCCTACTTTCTTTTTTCTGCTCCAAGTTTGATTTTTAGGAGTGAACTTTTCTTTTGCTGCGTTAATGCCATAAGGCGGGTCTACTATTGCAAGTTCAAAATAATTGTCAGGGTAACGAGCCATTAAGACCATATTGTCTTCGTTTGAAATAGTTAATGCCATATAAAATCAGTGTCAAAGTCAGTCCATATTTTTACAATCGCTCCTGCGGCTTTTAGTTCCTCAATGCGCAGCTCTTGAATGGGCGATAGCTTCCCTCCTTCGCGTTTCACTTCTATAAACATCGCCTTACCGTATTTGATTGCCAGCAGGTCGGGAATACCGTTGGTCGATGTCTTAATCAGTTTCGTGACATACCAACCACGCTCAATCAGTTTGCGTTTAATCTTTGTTTGGATCTGCTGCTCGTTCATTGTATTAAATTTTGTAGTCAGGACAGGATTCGAACCTGTACAACTCGTTTGTCCTTTGGAACGAGTACTCCCAATGGTTGCGACCCATACGCTGCGTTTTCCTTTCCGCTCTCTGACTAATAAACAAACACCCCTCAATTGACCGCCAAGTGCAAAAGAAGGGTGTTGTTAGTTGTGTGTTTTCTCTTGGCGGTGGTCAAATATACAAATTTATTTTAATAATCAAAATAATTTTTGCTGAGCGACGTGGTTATTAATACGCTCCATCGCTTTGTCAAAATATTCCTTATCTAATTCGCAGGCCGTTAGGTCAAATCCATAATCGTGGCAAGCTATTGCTATACTTCCACTTCCTAAATGCGTGTCGAGTATTTTATCGCCTTGCTTTGCATATTTGTCAAGTATCCATTTGTAAAGGGCAACAGGTTTTTGTGTTGGGTGTAATCTTATTTCCTTGTTTTTCATATCTTGTTGAAGCATTCCACTCCATCTTATTTTTACTTTACGAACTGAAGTATTAAAATTTGTCCAAGCTAATTCACAATCCGCCATACTAAAATCTCCATTATCTTTATCCCAAACAATAAAACATGAAGTTGCACCTAAATAATCTAAAAAATAATTGCCGCCCCAAATAATTTGATTTTTTGAAATTCTTAAAAGTTCATTAAAATAATCTTTATTTGGAATTGAATTGTCCCAATTTTTTATACCATAATTTTTTCTAGGAGCAAAAGATTTTCCTCCATCACCAATTGTAGAAAACCCATTTTTACTAACCCCAATCCCATAAGGCGGATCTACTATTGCTAAATCAAAATAATTGTCAGGGTATCGAGCCATCAAGGCCATATTGTCTTCGTTAGTTATTGTCATTTTGTTTAAATATTTTTAGTGTATAATCTTTTTTTTGCTGCACTGTCTTATAAATATCGTATTCGATTCCGCCTTTTGAGAAAACCCAAAAGACCTCGTTATTTAAACGCTCTTTTGTTGTTAGCCTCGCACGGCTTTGCCAGTAACTTGTCGCACTAAAATCGATATTATAGTAAACCAAATACTTTGCATTTTTTAAAGATATCCCTTCCCTGCCGGAAAGTATCTGAAGCGCGATGTTTTTATCGGTTGCGTCGAACTCCTCGACTGAATTTGTCAAGTAATCGGCTCCAAATACTTGCAGCAGCGCATCCCATTCGGCCTTGAATTTATAAAAGATTGCGATTTTCTCGCCTTTAAACTTCTCCTTGATAAACTTAGCCTTTGAGTCATCAATTACTTTAGACGTGCCATCCTCAAATTTACAAGTCCCACTCGATAACTGGTGTATTTTCTGCATGAGCTTCACGCCTGTATCCCCTAAAATAACTTGCCCTTGTCCATTACGAACGATTAAATCCTTTTTAAGGCGTCGAATGACCTCGTAAGTGATTGGATGCATCTCGCACTCCAGCACCATCTCGTTGACGCTTGTCGTAAACCCTGCCTCTTTTTGTGTAAAAGTTATAATATACGGCCGTGTGGATCGTCTAACTTGATTCTCTTTTGCGTTTGAGTAGTCCTTGACAACGGCATAGCCTAAGCGTTTTTCTTTGATGTCGACGTACTCAGCCGCCCACTTATAAAAATTCGCATAGTTTTTGTAAGGCGAGTGATCACTTACCCAAAACTGATGGTACCATTGCGAGTAACTCTCGGGCGTTGGCGTTCCACTTAGGAATATCATCGGAAGTTTACTGAAACGCTTTTTAAACTCTTTTGCCGTTGCGTTTGGCTTAGGAAAGGCACCAAAGCGATGATGTTCGTCATGTATGATTAAATCAAACTCGCCATTGACTAAATGTAAACTCTCATCGTTTATGATTGTTAAATCAAAAGTAAACCCGAAGTTGTCGTAGTCCCATTGAATACTGGAGATGGCTTTCTTTTTTGTTAAAAATAATACTCGCTTGGCTGCAAATAATTGCGCCGTATTTAAAGCGGTCAAACTCTTGCCAGTTCGCACTTCCATCGCCAAATAGACGATGTGTTTATTTCGCAAAATCTCAACCGCCTCAGCTGATATTTTTGTTTGGTAGTCACGCAAAATCATCTTAAAATATTTTGATTTACGTGTTTAGTAACTGCCCGAAGTTTACAATTCAAATTGTGAAAGCTAATAAAATCGTTTAATATTTCATTGTTTATAAAAATACTCGTTTGCTCTTGTACCATTATATTTTTAACCAATTCCTTTGGATTGTATCTTTTTATCCATAGCTCAAACATTTCGCTAAATTTTAAATCGTAGTGATCAATATTGATATTCTCTTTGGTTAAAATCTCGTCAGATATTGCGCATTTTGTAACGCCAAAAATTACGTTTTTATTTCTAAAATCTATAATTTCGGGAAGGATTGCAGTTCTGCAAGCTATTTTAATTCGTTCTAAATCGCTTTTACTATTGCCAGCAATTGCAGTTAAATAGGATATATCGACAACTGTATTGTCAATTCGTTCTATAAAAAAACAACGGTGTTTGTAATTGTCCTGTCCTATAAAAATACGCTTGCCTCCTTGGCCTCGTTTCTCTTGCCAATTAGGATGATTTTTAAAAACATTTACAAGGAAATCACGCTCCTCAATTATTGTATGATTCAAAGCGTATTTATTTAAAATCAATTTACACTGGTCTTTTTGATATTTTTTTGTCATTTTAGTAAAAATTTATTAGAAATTCCTTTCGCTAATTGTACGAGCCTGTCGGCTTCGATTGTTTTGCCAACTAATATTTCCTCGAGCTTGCTCAATTGCTGCTCTAACCTCATCAACTCCTCGCTCTTTTTCACTTGGATTGATTTCTTTTTGTTGCTTTGCCTTGACAAGGTCTTGCATTTTTTGTCTAAGGCTGAAAATTCCGCTTGTAACTCGGTCAATTTCAATTTTAATTCGTTCAATTTCTCGCTCATCCTGTGTTGATTTTCCAACGTCGCTAAATGGATTCATTTTTTAACTCTTTGATGTATTTATAAATCATTTGAAGTGATACACCTAATTGCTCAGAAACCTCTTTTTTGTTTAGATCGGGATTTGCCTCAAATAAAATTTGGAATTTCTCCTTTGTCGATTTGTTTGAGTTTGATTTTATTACCGTTCTAATCTCGGCCACTTCAATCGAGTCGATTTTTACCTTTTTAGCCATGGCAATAAAATACTTTGACAATTTCTCGGCCTTTAAAATTGAGTCCTTCGATATCTCCTCAAAGTTGTAGCTATCCAATCCAATAGCATTAAACGTATGGAGTAAAAGTGCAAAGCGTGGAATGTATGATTTTTGCTTTGGCAACATTGATTTCATATACTCATTTTCCTCGTTTGAGTTTTGGATGCTTGTAATCTCGTTAAAAATACGCTTCCATTCAATTTTTGCCTCTGCCCCAAATCGAACGATTTTAGGCTCGATATTTCCGTCCTCATCCCTTTTTATCATCCGATGCTTAACGGCCTCAAAAAACGCAATTATAGTATCGCTATACCATTGGATTGTATTGCTATCCATTTCCCTATCATTGTACTGCTCAATAGCTAACTCGGGAAATGATAAAAGCATCCTGTCCATAAAACCATTGTCTTTGTTATCGTCAGTATAAAACGAGTTAAAAATAGTCGGTTGGATGCCTCCGAGTACTGGGATTAATGGCTTTGCAACAAATGATCCAGCGCGAGTCATTCGGTTGAGGTTTACGGATTTACCGCTCCAAGTTGAAAGCCAAAACTCGAGGTCGCTTCCTGCCTTATATTTATTCATATCCTTAAACCAACCCGCAAGCTCATCCTTAAAAACGCCAACCGATATATCGTTTTGTTGGTGTAAATCAACCAAAGCCTCAATTGTTATATCATTGGCAATAAATTGTTTTTTAGTTGGTTTCATAACCTCGGGATATTCCTCTTGCTCCTTCTTTGACAAGTTAGAATAAAACTCATATTTCTCGTATTCCTTAATAAAATTCGCAATCTCTCGGTTGTTAATTTTCTCAATTGGGAATATGATGTTTGAGATTGAAGGAGTTTTTCCTATACCTGCTTTTCCTACAATTGCAACCCAAATTGTCGCAAGCTCACGCCATCCTTTTTTAACCTCGATTTGCATAGCGTTGCCAATACTTAATGAAATCATCCAAAGAAGTGAGCAACCCATATAATCAATTGAACTATCCAACGTCTCGGAGCATTCAGAAATATATGATTGAATTGGCTTCGGGAATATATCAATCGGAAATTCGAGATCGGATTTATTAATTACAATTTTTTCCTTCGGCTCAAGTGCTTTATTTACTATTCGTGATCCGTAACCTTCGGAATATAATTTAGACGCTGCGGATTTCATATCATCATGATGATATTTTCTAGCGTAGGCAGTGAACGGAGTATAAAGAGTTTCGTGTTTATATTGGCTGCCTGTTGAAAATAAATACATAAAGCCAGTATCTTTAAAAACATAACCCGAATGTGGAGAAGTTGCTCCATGGCGTTTGATTACATATTTTTTTGATAGGTTGCCAACGATTGTAAATTCATCGCCTATGATTGAGAAAATATCGTTGCGCTGGTTAAAATCATCCCAAGTCGTTAAATCGGATTCAATATAAATTTTTTTATCTCGTTTGATTTCTATGGGTTTCTCATCAATGTAGTTATACATTTTTGAGAATGTCATTATAATCTCACGGTCATCGTCTGAAATGTAATCGATTTGATGGTAGTTCTTTTTAGATACTTTATTCTCGGGATAAGTAAAAATATATCCGCCAACTCCGCGAGTTTCTAAAACGGCTTCCGAGTGGCCTTTAAGTCGAGCCAATTTAATATTTCCCTCTACTCGTTTCGATTTGTAAAGGATATGATATCCCGCATTTTTAGTTTTGTAAATTACAACCTTATCGTCAAAGTCGAGAATATTGTCACGAAGGTAACCAGTGTACTCGTCCCAAAAATCCTTCTGCTCTTTTGCGGTTGAAAAAACTTTCAAATCAATATCGACACATTCGAGGTCATCAAAGCCTGTAACGATTCCAAAATTGGTAGTTGCAGGAATTTCAGTTTTATCCTTCCTAAAAATACCGCCTTTATAATTATAATGCCGCATGAATTTATCATATTCAAGCCGCTGAGTTTGTTGTGCCTTCCATGGGAAGTTTGGCACCTTGTCATCGCCAACTGTTATTAGCGAAAAGTTATCATAAAATAACTTGAGTTTGTTTTGATCCATAAGATTAAAAATAAAATCCCTTCAATTTCATCGTGGCAGCGATTACTCTTGAAAGGATTTGTAAAATAATTCCGTAAAAGTAATATATCTGCCAATAAATTACCACACAAATATAGGTATTAATTTTAATAAAACAAGCTTTAAACCATTTTAAACTTTTTTAAACTTTTTTTAAACCAAATTAAAAAGTCATTCGTTTGATTTATAGTGTTTTAACATAAGATTTTAAACTTTTAAACCAAGTTTAAAGGTTTTTTAGTAAAAAAAATTTTTTTTTAAAATAAAAAATAAATCTATTATAAAAATATTTTAAACTTTAAAAGGTTTAAAGTATTGATTTATAAAGTTTTAAACTGCGAATTTAGTTTAAAATAGTTTAAAATGGTTTAAAGAATAAAAAAGGCGATCCGTAGACCGCCTAATTCAACTATTTAACCAACTTTATTAAAACCCTAAGTCATCAACGTCAACCTCAACCTCGATTTCAGCCACTACTGGCTCCGATTTTGTGAGGTAACTCTTTAAATAAGCCTCCAAAGTGTTAAACGCTTCGTCGGCAAGGTCGGCCTCCGCTCCATCAAGTGAGCAAAGATATCCGAATTTTGGAGTTGTGTATTTAACGCTGCCTTTTTTAGCCTCGTCAAAACCAACTACGCTTACCCACTCGTCAACTAAACGGCTTTTACTCTTTGCGGTAAAATCGCCCCACGTTTGACAGGCTGCTCCTTTTAATTGAATGTTTGCAATCTCGCCACCCTCGAGCATTATATAAATACTCTTAACGTAATGACCGCCTGCAGCCTTTGCTTTCTCTTTGATGTCTTTGTAAAGACCTCGCGCAATCTCGTTGCCTTTGAATGGCTTAACAATCATTTCATCCTTTGAGATGTACTTAACCTCGTTTGAATAAATACCGCTTTCGGTTGCATCGTTCCAACCTTTTACGGTGTGTAGTTCATCGAGAACTAAGAATTTAAACGGAAGCTCAACGCTCACATTTGTCTTTGTCTCTTTGTCGTAGTAAGCAAACGTTTTCTCGTTGCTTTTCCACTCAAAAAATTTTGTTGCTGGGTTTGTTGTTGGCTGCGAGAATGCAGCGCGTCTGTTTGAAATACTCATAATATTATTTTTTTGTGGCACGAAATGAAGCAGCTCGAGCCTTGCTGCGGTTATTATGATAATGCTAAATTACTGATTTATATTTGTCTGACAAAATTTTTTTATATAAATCGTTCACTCGTTCGGAATTTACTCCGCGTTTATAGTAAAAATTCATTACTCTGCGGATCCGAGTTAAAGGTGTGAAATTAGCCATCCGATTGCGGTTAAGATTAGTAAAATAACGGCCGCCTCAAACGCAGCTCGCGTCACAAAGATCAACTCTTTTTTGTTTTGTGGTTTCATAAGTATCTATTAAATTAATAATTTGTTGCATAAGTTCCTCGTCTTCGATTGGATTGACTCTTTTGAGCATCACAAAGTAGGGCGAGTATTGGTTGATTAGTTGCAGCCGTAACTCCTCAAGGTCGGGCCTTCTAAATCGCACGTCACTCTCGTATAATTTCACGTTATAAAGTACGGTTGCGTGGTCGTACGGCCTGTGTTGTCGAATTACATCGCGAACGTCTACGAGCTTATACTTTAAATCAATACGCAGGATGTAACAAAATAGGCTGCGAGCATCAACGACTGGAAGCGTGCGACCTAACTCAAACACGTCAACCGATGTGGCGTGTTTGATGTTGGTTGCTATTTCTAAGGCCCTACGATAACTCATATAAATCAATATATCGGTATGAATTTGTAAATCCGCCCCAATCAACAACGACTGGCAGCTCTTGCGTTCTGCGTTTATCTTTTGACTCGTTGCCAATTTCTACAACGTAGCCATACTTATCGCGTGGGTTGTGGCGATCCTCCAACGATGCGAAAATACTTGTCTCTCTTAATCTTACTTTTTGTCCTACTTGCATTTTTTTATTTTTTAAATTATTTAATTATTCTCCCCCCCAATGTGGTGTTGCTATATCGCAAATAAATCTCGGTGCAAATCCAACCCATTCAGAGCCATCGTAAACAACAGGGAAGTAAACGTAGTTATCTCCCCAAGCAGTAAAGCTTTTACCTTCTGATCTTCCATAACCAGTATTAAACTTAACGTCTAAATCTTCGTCTGATAATGTGGTTTTCATATTATCAAAATTATCGCCTGTCTCAATAAAGGCTTCTTTTAACATTTCTCCCCAACTTTCCATGATATTAAAATTTTAATGTTATTGATGATTTGCGTGGCGTTACCGATACCTGTGGCACCTCGTTACCATACGCGTCGTAAATAATTTGCGTTTGCTTTAAAGCCAATTTCAGCAGCTCCTCGCGCTCTTTAAGGTCGGCCTTGAGTTGCTGATAAATCGGATCATCTCCAAAGTTTATCGTTTCGCCTCCGTTTACTGGTGTGAACTCGACACCGTAGCAGGTCATCTTTTCTTCGGGCAAGTGCTTACGCATTTCCGCGTCGGCTGAATTAACGACCTCTTTAAGTCGGCAAATGTTCGCCATGAACATGTGCTTATCCACTTCGCCGCTCTCGATTACGTTGTCGACCATTCGTTTGCCTGTTAAGATTGCGTCTTTTTTTGTGAATGATGGCTCGTACATTGTGATGAGTTGTTCTGAATTTTCAAGGAATAGTTTTGCTGATGCTCCCATTTTAGTTAAGTTTTAAATAAGCGTTACACATTTTTTTGTTGTCTGAATAGTAAACCGATTTTACGGTCTTGCGCATCCATTTGTCGAACTTCTTGGCCTCTTTGAGGTCTATTTTTTTTTGCTCCATTTTAATGATATTATTTCGATTGATTGTTTGATTTCGTTTTCAGCGTCTGCTGGTATTAATTTGTGAAGTATTTTTGTGGCTACTCCTTTGCCAAACTTTGGTTTGCGTCCTGCGTTTCTTTCGTTTCTCATTTTTTAAAAGGTAATTCCTCAATTTTAAAAATTCGTTTATAAACTATTGGCGACTGCGTAAACACAAGTAAGGCATCGACAATATTCTCTGCTTTGATTTCGTGTTGATAATCCCAGCATTCATCTCGATGCTCGGCGTAATAACTAAAAAGATAAGTTCTCATACATTCGGGCCAATCTTAGGCTAATATTAAAGTTAACTGCCATTCTTTTTTTATGCCAACTGTTCATATCCCAACCAAACATTTTTTCGTGTTCGTTAAACCTTCTTAGGTGGTCGTTGTAGCGTCGGTCTGCTTCTTTGTAAGCCTCAAGTATTTTTAAGGCGCGTTCGTGTTTTTTAATTTGTTCTTCCATTATGATCTAAAAATTAGTTGACCGATAAAATAGGCGGCCATAATTAAACAAAAAATGTACTGCGGTTTGCGATGTTGTAAAAAGTATTTCATAGTTTTAATTTTTAAAAGTTTCATTATAATAATCTTCTCCATTTTTAATATGCTCAACCCATTGCACATCATAAGCTTTTATAATTTGCTGCTTTTCTAATTCAAAAAACTTATAATAATCATTTATAAATTTTCTACCTTCTAAAGTATTTGTATTAAATAAATTTGGGTGTTCAATTTCTAATTGACTAAATAATTCTTGTATTGCTGTTTTCATAGTTTATTTTTTAATTTATTTTCAGTTATTTTTTTTTATAAAAGGCGGATATAGGACTCGAACCTATACACTATTTAAACTATTGCCTATTTCAGTCAATCCGCCTTTTTATATTTTAAAGATTAATACCTCTTAACATTGTAATTTTTGCTAAATGATTGTCGTCTGAGCAATTAAATTGTTTTTTTAATTCAGCTATTTTATTTGAGTTTAATTGTGTTTTAATAACTTTTAAATTTCTGTTATAAACTAATGCTTGATTTTGATATTCTAATTTTAAAGTTGTCATAGTGTTTGTGTTTTTGTTTGTTGTTATTTCTTCAGCAAATATATAACAAGAAATTAATTAAACAACAATAAATTAAAAAAAGTTTGATTTTAATGCTTATTTATACAAATTCTAAATAAAACGTGAGATAAAAATGCGGCGGTAGATGTAGAGAATAACCGCAATTATAAGGATCAACCAAAGCCACCAAAACGATTGAGTGCGCTCGGTGTGTTTCTTACTCGATTTCGTGCTATTTGTTGCACTTTGTTTAGTATTTCGTGTATTGTGTAGCGTTGTAGATTTCGAGCCTTTAAATCGGCTTATTTGCGTTCGTTTCTTAACACGGCCGTTTTTGATTGTTGTCTTTTTGCCTTGACTGTCTATAATAACAATAGGTTTAAGAGTGTCAACTGGCGTGATCTCAAACTCATCCGTGCAAATTGTGCTATCGATGTCCTCTTTTGTCTCGATTTTAGTCGAGTCAACAACTGAAATCTCGCTTTTTGTCTCGGTCTCGGTTGTGCTTTTGTTTACTTTACGCGCTCCGCAGCTCGCCAATAATAGCAATATAAATAAATATCTCATTTTATCGGATTTTATTCTCTACAATTCGCAAGTTGTTGACCTCGTAATCGCCATTTTTCTCAACGCGAATATGCGCAAAGCCGTTGTTCCAATTGTTATATGGCATATATTCGGGAGATAATCCACAAAGCGCACCGACTGACCAAGTTGTGGTCACATCTCCGCTGAGATTAACCTCAGTATGCTCGCTCGTTCTATGGTGATGGCCTATGATACAACTCTCTTTGGCTTTCATATAAAGTCCACGCGCTGGGTTAACAGGCGGAGCAAATCCGCTGAAAAACTCATGGCCGTGTAATAGTGGCAATTTACCCGCCTTTGCGATTTGTTTACTCTTAACCTCTTGCACTCCGAACTCGCCAAAGCGTAAAATTGTGGCCAATTCAAAGTCGGGTATTCCCAACAACTCGGGAGCTTGTAATTTTAGGAAGTTCTGCCAACGATCCTCGTGGTTTCCAATCTTATAATATATCGGGCATTGGAAATGGTCTTGTAAATTCTTTAAAAAGTTGCGTGTCATCTCCAACTCGTCGGCCATATTTCGCAATCGACGATCCTTGATAAATCGAGAGAGCATATACATGTCGATAGTGTCGCCATTTAAGTACACGCAATCGACCTTCTCAGCCTTGCCGTAGTCAATCGCCAATCGGAGAGCGTCGTTGTTTTGATACGGGAAGTGTATATCCGTTAAAAATAGGATATTTTTGTTTGGTACGATGACTGTGCCTTGTTTCTCGTAATCGCTTTCGGGTAGTTCGAATTCTTTTGACATAAATTGTTTTTTTTCTTTTTCAGTCCGTTCTCCGATTGCGTCTTTTTGCTGCCTGTCTCCCTTCTCGTTTCGGTGCGTTCTCACAATTCCGCGAGCGTTGTCTATACTTGTGAAGTCAATCGGGTAGTCTTGGTGCAATAGCCTTGAGATTGCCATCGTTGAGGCCTTTGGAAACTTTGCGATATACTCTCGAGCGATTTCGCCCTTGTATGTGATTTTGCTATTCTCCAAAATATATATCAGCTTCGGCTTTACGTCTGATTGTGAGACCTTTTAAAACGTTTCCGCCTGCCTTGTTCCATTTCATAAACTCCTCACGGATTGACGGATCAAAGTGGTTGAAGTTGACCTTACGCAATAGCGTTGATTTTTCAAAGTTGGCAGGGCCGATGTTGTACGTTAGTGAAACCAGCGCGTTAAATTGTCCTTGATCAAGCGGAGCCGTCACAAGTTTACTCACTTTGGCCGCAAATTTGTCCGCTATCGTCTTAAACATCTCAAACGCTTCGAGTTCCGTGATTGGTTGGTCGAGTAAACTCACGCGCTTGCCGTTACTATAAAAAGTATTCCCGTAGCCAATCGTAGGCACCTTAATCGAATCGAGGTAAGGCTTAGAACTAAACCCCTCAAAGCGACAAATCAAGCGATAACCTGCGGTATTTAGTTTCATTTGCTGAATGCTTTAAATAATAAGGTCACAAGTGCAGCGGTAAACGCTACGGCGATGACTTTGGCTTGTTTGATGTAAACCTTAAGCTCGGCATCGTTATCCTCCAAATCAATTACTCGACTATCGATGTCCGATATTTTCCAAACAAGGCCACGAAATCCGTTGAGGTCATTACCTAAAAGAGCTTGCTTGATTTCTTTTATATCAGCTGAGCGAGTCTCGGAATCTTTTTTAATTTCTTTGATGTGTTGCTCAATGCGATCCAGTCGCTCGCTTTCAATATTGCTCATGCGTTAAATTTATTCGGTTGTGAAAGGTACAACTTAATCCCTCCCAATACTATAACTGAAATTTTAAGGATTGTTCCTACGTATACCGGTAAACCTAATTGACTAATCAACTCAACAAGCAAATCAGTCGTTTGGTCTAAGATTCCTAAAACGATTAAAACAATCGGCAGTAAATGCTCCTTAATTTGTTTCATCGTCTTGCAGTTTAGCCGCTAATTTATCCAATATTTGGGACAAAGCAACAACGTCAGCCATTTGATAAACTCCCGCTTTTACTGCAATTTCAATCGCTTGCTTAATTACGTTTAATTCTTCCATCTTTAAAAAGTTAAAATAATTATTCCTTTATCATTTGCAACGCATTGCTCAACCCAAGTGTTATCGTTGCCCCAATTCTTAAACTCGTCATCGGTTAGCGTGTAATTCCAAGACGCACAAACTACACCCTCCTCAGTTAATAGTTCGTTGTAAGTTGTGCAAGTGTTTGCATCGGTTGGAAAGTTAAGGATTAAAACTTTAAGTTGTGTCGCTTCGCCTGTAAAGGGAAAGTTAATCGGTTGTATTTGTGCCATAAGTATTATATTAATGTGAATGTTTTAGTCACTCCGCCTATTTGCATTTTTAGATTTGTTCCATCAAACCAAATATCTCCGTTTGTTGGTGTTGTTGGTGCAGTTCCGCTTGGTATTCTAAGCGAAGCCTTTGCCGTTGTTGATGCGCCTAATATAGTTATTCCGCTTGCCACTTCAATAGCTCTAAAATCAGCAGCAGCCGTTAAAGTAGGATTAATAAATAAACATCGTGTTATACCATTTGCGCCGCCTGTTTGATTTATTGTAGGGTCAATTAAAAATGAATTAAAAACACCTGTTCCGCTTGTTGGTATAAATCCTCTTGAAATATTTACTATTGTTCTTATTCCTGTTAAATTATTGGCATTTCCTTGTGCATTGCTTAAAACAACATCTGTTCCTGCATCATTTTGCGCTAAATTACCTCTAACAATAATTTGTTCTCTACCTGTTGTGCCACTTGGAAATACACCTGCAATTCCTGTTCCTACTGTTGCTCCAACAGTTAAAGAAACAAAACCACTAACCCTCGCCGTACCGTTTACGTCTAATTTATAGCCTGCGTCGGTTGTGGTGTTTAATAAAAGATTTCCTGTTGATGTGATAGACATACGAGCGGCTGCACCGCCAACATCAAAACGAATTAAACTCCAATTCCCACTGCCAAATAATAATTCATTTGAAGCCGTTGAGCCAAAAACATTAGAAATACCTCCGCCACTTGTAATACTTCTAAGATTATATCCATTACCAAATAATATATTGCCTCCAACAACTTGTAATTTTTCTTGTGGTGAAACCGTTCCAATCCCTAAACGATTATTTGTGTCATCCCAAAATAAGTTGCTATTGTCTTGCGCTATTGTCGTGCCATTTGAAAATAAAACGCTGCCGCTTGTGAGTGCAGGTAAAGTAAATTTATTATTAAATGTATTCCAATTAGTTGAACTTAAATAACCATCGGTTGACGTTGTCGCTTGCGTTATAGATAGCGTTCTATTTGCTGATAAATCACCGCCGCCGCTTAATGGTGCAGTTGTGCTAATTGTACGTGCATCCGTTACAGGTGTAAACCCTAACCAAGACGCAATTGTCTTATTTACCCAAAGCGTGCCATCAAATCCAAGTAAATGCCCGTTTATTGGCGTGGTTGTAATCAAATCGACGTCGTGAATTTCTTTTAATTCAAACCCGTTTTGCACCTTAACAAATATCTCACCATTCCCTGCGCTTACTTTTGTAACTATTCCGATAAAAACTAAGTGAGCAGGTGCATACGGTTTATTAGCAAGTCCATAAATTAAAGCACCATTTACACCTAACCAAACAGGATCTCCTGCCGTAGCCGATGCCGTGTTTAATCCCTCAAGTAAACCCTCAGTTATCACAAACCCCGTTTGAGTGCCTCCAGTCGTTGTGATATCCGATTGCATTAGCCCCATAGTTTTGCTCGATGTCGCTTCGCTTGCATTACTTGCGCGACCTACGAGCATATTCGTACCATTTGAACCCGTCACATATACCGCAGTCCCTTTGGTTATCGTTCCGCTTAGTCCGTTATTTTTAACGGTGTGTTTTACTACCGATGTCCAATCCGCATAGTTTTCCTGCCACGTTGCATTGTAATCAGTCGCGTCAACTTTGGTCAAAATTTGCCCTGCCGTTCCACCTATTGGCAGTCCATTTGTAGGTACAGGCACATCGGCCAAAGTGATGAACGGATTAATTCCGTCCTCGCCGTCGTTTGTCAAATCACTCGTTGCAGTTGGTATTGTCGGCTTGTTTAAAATTTCAGCCACGCCTGTCGTCGCATCCCAGTCGGAATTGACTTGAGCCGCAGGGATTGTAGGCTTGTTTTTAATGTAGTCGGGAGCTTGGTTGTCAGTTTGTGTCCAATCCGACTGCACTTGCTCGCCAATTATGCGGTTGATATTTACCACATAATTATTCGGATTTGCTACGATGTCAACCACATCGACCGCAGCTTGTACGTTGATGTCGATGGTCTCAACTACAACGGCTGCATTTACGACGATGTCGTTGATTGTGTCTTGTACTATAATGTTAACGTTGTCCGCCATGCTTATCGTGTGATATCGTCGGTTATTGTAAAGAGTCCGCTGATCCAAGTATCAACCTCGCCACTGGCTTGAGTGATTTGAATATCATATTTATAGGTACAGGCTTGTATGTCGATGATTTGCTCATCGATACAAAACTCGCCATTGGTAGCGTCAAAAATAGTGATTGGCACCTCAAGCGCAACGACTCCGCCTGCCTCTTTTCTGAGCTGCATTTTGACATCGCCACCAGTTAGATTGAGAGGTGCCTCGTTAACGTTTATTTGAAAGTCCGTTTGTTTGAACGTGTCCCCTCTTTTGGTCGTGAAATTTAATGTCGATGCCATTTTTTAAAAATAGTTTTAATTTTTTGATGTTTTCCTCAGTCCGTTTGTCTACTTTCCGCATATTTAGTATGGTTTATCGAGCCACCATTTGCCACACACTAAACGCGAGCGCAAAGGATTGACGATGTTATTGGAATTACTTACGTATTCGGGTAAATGAAATTTATTTAACCATCTCAACATTCGGTCTTGATACATTTCCGACTTCAATCGCATATTATTGACCAAGTAATCGACCTCAGTTTTATCAACCGCCACCGAGTTATCGGGTTGCGACTTAAATATACCGTTGTTATTTACTTTATAGGCCCCAATTAGGAGGTATTCTACTGCGCTTGCAGCGATTAAAAAAGGCTTGATGTAATCTTCGTACAAAGTCAAATAATCGTCGATTAAATCGTCGTTATCGAAGTCCTCGCAAATTTTATTGTATAACGTCTCGCCTAAAATCTCCTCCAATCGTGTGCGCTGAGCGTCTGCGATACAGGGGATATATAAGTCGATGTCAATATTACCACCCAACATGGTATTTTTTGTGAGTTCGTTTTCTTTAAGTAGTATAATAGTTGCCATTTATTGACGATAGTTTGGAGTTAATGACCAAAAATTGTTTGACTCTGACGCAGTTTGTGCAACTTCTGGCTCGTTTTCTTGCCATCTCGCCATTGGTCGGTCTGCTGGATCAAGGTCTAAAATCATTTTTCGTGCCTCGTTTACGCTTATTTGTTTGTTGTTTTTACGCAAATATATCTTTCTCATCCAAAAGTGATTGCAATTGACGCCACCTTTATAGAGCCAAATGCTATAATCGTCTGCGCCTTGTGGCCCAAATCCCTTATTAACACCTTTTGAGCCTGCCATTTCGATGTCCTCTTTGCGATAGGTACGTCCTGCGCTTACCATTTTTTGACAAAAGTCACGTTCTGCACCCAAACGGCCCTCGTAAGTATAGCGTATTTTGAAAAGCATCGTGTCTTGTTCGCTTGTGACATTTGGAAAACTTGCAAATGACTTGGCTAAGTTCAAAGTTATTTCGTTTATTTCTAAATCGCCTCGCACTGGAATAGCGTCAACCTCAACCCACTCGTCTTCGTCTACAATTTCGCCCATCTCGATAAGCGCGTCAGCAACCTCCGAGAGTCCGTTGTCATCCTTTAAGCAACAAACGTGTTGACTTAATTGCGTAACCGCTGCGGCCTGTTGCGAAAATAACGCTTGCGCCACGCTTGCAGGGATATTTAAGAATTGAACCAAGAAAACAATCGCTTGCTCTTGTGTTAAAATACCCTCTTTTACTTTTGCGAAAATATCAATCGCCGAAGCGATTTGCGCACCGTTGTAAGAAACCGCTGCGTCGCTTGTCGTTTTGTCGAGGCCTGCATTTGTTGCGTCTGAAATAACTAAATCTTCAGCGCGTAAGCTCTCAAATTGTAAGTCCAAAGTAATACCATTCACGGCAAAAACTTCCATCAATCCGTCGAGGATTATCTCTTGCTTTGGTTTGATTACGTTGATCATTAACTCCTCAAATCCTACTTTGATTTCGTCAGCCGTAGAACTAAATCCTTTTGAGGATGAAATACCTACGAGCATTTGAGAGGTTAATTTGTGCGACGTGCAAAGTTGTTGTCTTGCCTCCTCGCTCAAATATGCGTATTGTTGGTGTGCATCGCTAACCTCCAAAGCGGAGATCGTGATTTCTGAATCTTTGTTGTCGTTCCAATTTAAAAAGAATGCACCAGCGTTTTGTGATCCTGTTAAGTGATTACGGATTTGGCGTGTATTTTCTTGGATTGTCTCAATCGACTCTTGCACGCCTGCATTCATATTAATAATGTGGCCGAAGCTCAATCCGTTTTGAATGTGGTTGATTGAGTAGTTGCTAATTTCCTCCTCCATGCGCGCCCAAGAAATTCCCGACACATAACTTGGATTGGAATAGTAAAATTGGCCTACTTGGTAATCGCGAATGATATAAATTTCTGAGCGTTCGCCCATCCCTTCGCCATAACCAAAGGCGTCAATGCGCTCGGGTTTATATTTGTTTACGTTTGCAAAATCGTAACTATAATAGTATCCTGTTATATCGCCCTCCTCGTTTGCAACTTCGGGAGCAATGCGTTGTTTTGCTACGTGAAAGCAACGTTGAATTTTGTTGTTTACATATTTGATTTCTATTGAAGCCTCGCCAAACATCTCGAAATCCTTGCATATTTTTCTTAAATCTTTCTTTGATAATAGCGAAATAATCGCGGCCCATTCGCTTGGCTTGCGTGCTTTGTCTTTTGATGTCAATCCCTTGCCATAAATGAACTGCGAATAACTATCAATGATTGCCGAATTTGTAGGCGATCCGTTATAGGCGTCAATAATGACTTGATAAAACGAGTTTTTGTCTCCATTTAATACCCATTTTTTACCGCTTACCTCCTTAATTTCGGGACGTATGTAGTTCGATAGGTTTATTACTTGTAATTTTTCCATAAAATTATACTTTTAAAACTCCTTTATTGAGTTCAAAATTCTCTAAGTCGGTTTGAGCCGTTGCATATGCTTTGCCTCGATATATTAATTCGTCATTTTCGTTGATTGTAACCTCAAACGATTGGCCCTCTTTCATTATCGGCTCGTCAAAAACCAACACTAAAACGTTGTTTTGGTAATAAACGCCAGTAACGGCGATTTCGTGAGTGATGTCTTTGGTTTCATCGCGTAAAAAAAACGTGATTTCGCCACTATTGTAGCCTCTCGGGATGCAACGAAATTGATAAGGCGCAGTTAAATTGAATATCCACATACTATTATAACTGAAATTTGTTGATTTGTAACAAAAAACGCCCCTTGAAGGAGCGTTTTTGAGAACAAAACTATGAAAGAATTAAGAAACAACTTCCTCAGAAACCAAAGCATATAATGCAGTTACCATCGCACTCGTTAAGAATGGAGATAAGTTTGACTCCTCAGCAGCGATTGTCAAGGTGTAACCGCTAAGGTCTGCACCTGCTCCGCCTGTAACTTTTGTGCAGTTTGACATTGTGCCATTTGTTGCACCAATCAACATAATATTTCCGTTGTAATCCTCAACAAAAACTTGAGGACGTCCTGCGCAAATAAGTTGTACTTGAGCTTGTAAGTCAGCTGACAATTTTGGAAGTGTAACGGCCAAAGATTGAGCGTTTACAAAAGTTCCGTTGTCTTCTGAACTTGTACCAGTTTCGGTCAAAGCGTTTGTTGTCGCTTTTACCTCGTATTTGAACACCTCTGCAAGTGTTCCAAGTGCGGTCAATTCTTGAGCTGCAATCGTGTATCCGTAGTCGGCATAATTTGCAAAATACAAATTCTTAATTCCGCCACGTTGATCACGGCATCCAAGTAATTTTCCCGCTGAAATAAGACAGGCCATAAATTTTTTATGTATTTAAAACCGCCCCAATTAAGAGGCGGTCTTTGTTAATATTATACTGCTAAAGTCAAGTAAACAATTTCCTCAGCGTTGTAGTATCCAACACCTACGTTGTAAACTACTTTACCGCGAACTTTACCAGTCAATAAACCGATTTCGTCCTCGTCTACCAAAGCAACTTGGTTGTGGTCAGCAGTCAAACCTGTTGCGAAAACTAAGTTTTTACGCTCGTAGATAACTACGGTGTTTGCAGGCAATCCGTTTAATACGGTCATTGTGTGACGTCCGAAAGTTAAAGCGAAGTCGTTGTTTCCGTTTCCGTAAACAATACCTTGAGTTGACAAGTAGAAAGCGTAGTATTGAGCAACGTCGGGAGATACTGCGAATACTAAATCTTTGTTTCTCAAAGCGATTGGCACGGCAGCCAAAGCTGGTTTCAAATATTTAGCCAAAACGTTTGCCTCAGTTACGGCAGCGTCAGCGGTTGGTTTGTTTACATCTCCATCAGCATCGAACAAAGTCAAGAACCCGTCGAAGTTAGTTGATGACTGCCAAATGTCAGTCTCCAATTTCTCTCCGATAGCACCCAAAACTTCAGCTTGGATAGCGTCCATAATGTCAGAAGGAGCGGTTGGGTTAGCAGCACCTGCTCCCATAATTCCATCAGACCAAGTAGCTCTGAAATCCTCTTTACAAACGTCAAAATCGTTTTTGAATTTGAAAGGCTCGATCAAGTTTTCGTTTAATACGATTGTCCCAGCAGGAGCAAATCCGCAAGTATAAGCAGTTGTTCCGTCAGTGTATGCGATTTTACGCAATGACAATTTGTAGTTTACATTTTCAGCGATAGTTACCGCATTTTTTTCGATAGTGTCAATCGTTTTGAACGCTTGACCGATGATCATACCGGCATCACGGCCAGCGTAATTAGATGATACAGTTGTAGTTGTAGCCATTTTTTAGTTTAAATTTTTAAGATTGTTTTGAATTTTTTGTGTTCTTGTCAATTTGACGTTTGAGTTTGAAACCTCTTTAACTTCGGGTTTCGCTTTTGTTGAAGCCTTAACCTCAACTTGAGTAGTTTTAACCTCAGCGATTTGAGAGCTTAACTCAGTTCTAACCGCTTCGATTTGTTTTGCTACCTCAACGCTCATTGAAGTAACGATTGATTTTACTAATGCAGCGAATTGATCCTCGCTTGACATTTCCATAGGTGCCTCCTCAACAACTACTTCTTCAACCATTGCGTCTTTGATTTCAGCAATCACGCCTTCTTCGGTAATAACCAAAATGCGTCCGTCCTCAAGCTCATGCTCTCCAATTGGAGCAGGAACTTTGTCTCCGTTTTCAGCAACCACAAACACAGGCATACCTGCGTCGAATGATTCAGCCTCTAAAACGGTAACACCATCTTTGAGCATCATGGTAGCCATTGTAACTTCTACGGCTTCCACTTGCTCAGCATCGCTCGATAAACTTACCGAAGCGAAACCTTCTTTTATCGCGTTAACGATTTCATTTAAATTCATACTATATTCACTTTTTAAATTTACTTTCTCTAAATCAAAAACCCCATCAATTGAGAAGCCTTTGACTTTACCTGTCTTAACGTAATCGTTCCAAATCTCGTCGTTGTTTACTTTCATAGCAGCAAACCACGTCCCAACTGGCTCATTAAATCCGTAGTGTACCGACTTGTCGTGTACCTCGTCCATTTTAATCCACGTCTCAACAAATGTCACGTCTTCGATTTGTGTACCCGAATGCTCAATGGTTGAGTTGTTCTGATATCCTTGACGACTGAAATTTTGTTGCACTTTTTTAATTGTCTCCGCAGGGAATACGATGTTAAATTCGTGTCCGTCTTGGTTTCTATATATTGGTTGGTTTGGTATTAATACCGCGCCCAATAAAATACGCTGCTCCTCGTTTATTGTAGCGAGTTTTATCTCTTTTTGTTTGGATAGTGTTACAAATTGCACACCAATAGCAGGATCAGAAACGAGTGACACCGCGTAGACGCCCTCGTTATCCTCCTCGTTAAATTTTACTTCATACGTTTCCATACCCTTATAACTGATTTTTAATTGTTTGTTATAAACTTTTTTTCGTTTTAAACTTTCAAGTTTAAAAACTTAACTCTTTTTTCAACTTTTAAATTGATTTTTACCCCCCAAGCGTTGCGCTTTGAATGATGTTGCGGTCTAAACTTTGGGCCGTTGTCACGTTATTTGCTACGACATAGGCTTGGACTGGTTGCTGCTGACGTCCCGCGATTGCGCCTGCCAATTGGTTAGTACCTGTATTGCCAACGACGTTGAATTGTGGAGCCGTTGCTCCGCCGCCGCCTGTTGATCCGCCACCTAAATTTGGTGCGCTTGAGCCACTTGGATCGGTTGACATTATTTTCTTAATTTGTAAGAGTGAAAACGCTCCAGCTAACCCCGCTTGGATGTAAGGATAAGCAGGGAATGTTCCTGTAATTGGAGAAGATTGAGCAGTTGTAAAAGCATTTTGCACTCCTTGATATCCGCTGATTGTCGCTTGTGCAACCGCTAACGCTTTACCAACTTTTGAGCCTTTCCCTGCTATCTCTCCAATCAATGCAAGCGTGTTTTGTGCGATGTCGAGTTTGGCGTTTGCTACTGCTCGCTCGCGAATTTTTGTTTCCTCTGCTGCCTTCTCGTCTTTTTGCTTTTGCTCCTCTCTAATTTTATCCTCCTCGCTTGCGTATTTCTGCATTATAGCGGTACGCTCAACCGCAAAAGCATCGGTCAAAGTTGTAGTGTCTTGACCTAATTTTGTTGCAAGTGCAATTTGGTCTTGATATTTTTTATCAACTGCCGCAAGCTCAATTTCTTGTTGAGTCATTGTTGACTCAGTTATTACTTTTTGAGCGTCTTGATTTGCTTTATAAAGTTCGTCCCATTTGTTTTGAATTTCCTCTGCCTTTTGTTTTTCAATTTCCGCTAAGGCTTCGGCTGCTTTTTGACGCTCTGCAAATCTTTCCTCTGCTGCTTTTTGCTCGGCTGCTCTTGCTGCTTTGTCTGCATCAGCTAATTGTTTGCCGTGTGTTGCTCGTAAAACGCGCTCGTCTTGCAACGATTGGTCAAGTTTCTCTTGATCGTCAGCATATAATTTTTGCTTGCGTTTAATGTTATCAAGCTCGATTTGGTATGTGTCCTTGCCTGCCGCTTTAAGTACTGCAATTTGATTTTCAGTATCTTTTATTTGTTTTTCAAGCCTCTCTTTTGCTGCCGCATCTCTTTGGCTTTGGCGTTCTTTTGCTGCGCCTGCCTCGTAATTACCAACTACATCAAAGCCTTTTTTAATCTCCTCAATCGCTCCTTTAAAATCTCCGCTAATTAATTGGCCCAACGCTTTGAATGGTGCAAGGATGTAACTTTTGATTACATTACCAGCTCCAAAGGCGTACTCTTTTAACTTGTTAAAAATCTCGCCTACGTTATTAAGTGCAGGAAACGCCTCTTTTACTGATTTAACAATTGCCTCCCAATTAGCCACAATAAGACCAAGAGAAACTACAAGCAATCCAATACCTGTTGCTCCGATTCCTGCCTTGATTCCTTTTAGCGCATCGGTTGCAACCGCCTTGAGTTGTTTAAACGAGTCGCGACTTTCTCCAATAGCTTGCAATCCTTGAGAAAGTGCCATTGCGGATTGAACTTTTAAAAGCGACTCCTCTAAGTTTTTATTCTCAACACCTGCCAAATTGAGCGCACCTTGATACGCTGAAAAGCCAGCAGCAACACCCGACAAAGACGAGGTCAATGCCTTAAATTTTGCATCGGGATTGAAAGCGTCGGTCAAGGCTTTGGCGTCTCCGATTCGGTCTTTAAGTTCTCCCGCTCTTTTTGCTGCTTCAATGGCTTGAGCTGACGTTGCCCCAAATTTATCCGAAAGCGCAGCAACTTCCGCTTGCGCTTGTTTAAGCTGCGTGCGTAAACTGCCAACGGCTTGGTCGACATTGCCTTGTACTTTTATGTCAATTACCTTCTCTATTGCCATTTTATTGCCTTTTTAAATAGTTGTAAATAGTTTTTTGTGTACTCATAACGCCCCTTAGCGATTGAGATTATTTCGTTGCTTTCGTATTGCTCCGCGATTTGGAGCATTTGTAAAATGTGATTAAGCATATTGGTAAACTGGTATATAAATAAAAGTTCCTACTCCGTTTTTAAAGCCTTCTAAAATTATTGCATCCGTGCGATCTACGCCACTTGAATTTATAGGGATAGTCACGTTTAAAATAACATCCTCCTCGTTGTCGGTGCTTGTTGTATAGCTCAAAAATCCTGCTGGTGTTTTCACGTCAAATGTGTCCCAATTGTTTTTGAGGCAAATCACTTGCACGGTTTGCGCTGAATGGTTTACGATTAATGATTGCACGTTTGCGGGCTTGTCTAATTCAACCAAAGACGTTTGATTTCGGTAATCACTTATTAACTCGAAATTGACTTCGCCTGTTGTGAGGTCGGTTGTCATGGTGTTAATTATATACCGCTTATTCGACAATACAATTCGATCGTTTAATCTTATCGATGTAAGTAAAAAAGGCCCGAGTTGAGATTTCGCTTTGATTACTCGAGTGCGTTGGTTATATAAGTTCTCAATATACTGCTGATAGTATCGATTATAAAGTCCCTTTGGTGCAGGTTGCAAATACCAAGGTGAAAACTCAACGCCCCAATTTAAAGAGTACAAATAAGACAAATCGCTTCCCATTGCGTTATACTCATTTGAGAAACGGTTGTAATTTGTGATTGCCGTCGGTGTGATTAAAGCCTCAGTCCATACTTGTATTCTATCGCCACCCACCAAAGGATCGGGCAATAGGCCATTTAAGTACATAAGCACAGGCTTTGGCGTATATGGTTGCAAATTTATATTTATAAAACTGCACGTCTCAAAGTTGTAACCCGTTGTTCGCTCACACATTGGATTTTCAAAAGGCAATTTTACCTCGTATTTTTCAGTAAATGCCGAGTTTGGATTGTCGAAAAACAAATCGCCATACTCCAAATTGTTTAAATTTCGGTATTTTGTGTTTAAAATATTCTCCGATTTCTCGTATTTGAAGTCCAATCGCTTGAATAATTTAGGCTTTGAAATGTCGATTGTGTCCGCTTGAGTGTATTCGGTAATATCTACAATTCGACCGCGTTGGTAATACTCCTCCAACGTCTGAAAAAAGAAAGTATTTTCGCCTGTTGGTATAATTACAAGGTTGAACATTTTAACAAATGCAGTCAAAAAGTCGTTTATTTTAAGCTCGGGCATAAATTTAGCGACGTCCATTACTGGAGTAGTTGCCAATCCGCTACCTGTTGCAACGTATGTGGTTGGAATAAGTGGATTTCCTGTCCAAGTTTTATAAGTCAAAGTGGCGGAGAAGTTAAAAACGGCCGCGTCTGAGTCGACTATAAAATACCAGTTATAAGCTCCTTGATCATTTACATAACTCTCGTCGTAAAAATTGACTGTTGCGCCTCCGATTAAATTCGTGTAGGTATTAAAAAGCAATCCATTTCGGTAAACTCGTATATTAAAATTCACGCCGCCTGTTCCTGTAATTGTAAGCGATGCGGTTTGACGTCTAAATTGAGAAGTTGAAAATCCCCAACTCGTATAAAGTGAGCTTCCAAATATTGGCATCCCCGTTGTTGAGCTTGTAAACGTTACAGGAATTGAACTATTAAAAGTTGTCAATTCAGTACCATTTTTACAATAGAAATGCAAATTTGTAAATTGCTCGTTATCCTCGTCAAAGATTGAACCCGAAAATCCAACGCCATACGTTGATTGTATGCGGTCAAAAATTTCCGATATAGGGATAGCAGGAAATAATTCATTCCATTTTACTGCCGTGTCATCTCCGTAGTCAATAGTTACATCTGTCGGAAATCCGTCGTTGTATGTGTAGTGTATTTTGCTCCCAAATAAAGGGTATTTCACAACGTAGCCGCTTGATTCAATTCGGTCAATGACTTCCGCTGGCGTGTATTGGTGTTGTATACTTGAGTAATCTAAACTGCCGATTTTATCCTCTAAAAACAAATCCGAAAGTTGAGACAAATTACCCACAAAGTTGATTGTGTAGCTTTCAATGTAGCCATTTTTTTTGTTAGCTTGTTGCATTACAAATTTACCATCTCGGAAAGGCACCGTATCAATCTCGATAAAGCCGTAGTATTTGACGCGGTGGTCAAAGGCGTTGTCAACGTTTAACTGATTGTCAACGTTTGTATCTCCAACGGCTGACTCATACCAATGGCGAAAAATAGCGTTGTTATGCTTGCTCGCTGGGATTGTGAACGTCTGAGAATAATCCGTAAATAGGGTTGAAATTTCTCTAAAATTGGCGATGCTCGAAGTGACCGAAATTTTTTCGTCGTTGAATAACTCAATCCTATGGCCAACGCCATCGACATAAATATAAAGTTGTACTGTCTGCATTATACGACGTCGTTAATTATGTTATACGAGTACTCAAAGTCAATTGTGTAGTTGATATTCTTATCTTTTAATCTCGTCTTGAGAGCGGTCGATTTGCTCTTCACGTTTACGGGTTTATCATCAAGTAGCACCGTTTGGCTGAGCATCAAATCAGTAACAATTTCTGCGTAGCTCTCGTCAACCCAACCCGTGTTGAGAGTGACCGATTGCTTACCGCTAAAATTAAACGATTGGAATTGATTGCGAAGTGGGTTGTAATCCACCGCATCGGGCAATAGTTGAAAGGTCGAGTTTTCAGTTTGCAAACTATTTGTCTGCGCTTTGAAAAACGTTAAAAATTGCCACCCTCCAAATCGGTTGATAAATGCACATTGTACTGGCGTATATTTAAACTCTTCAATTGAATTAATATTAATGCTAAATAAAGTATCTTCACCAAAAAATACTCTTATCTTATTAACTGTGTAAGGATTAACTAAGTTTGTATTTACGTAAGGAATTTTGAATAAAATTATTTCATTACCTCTGTTGTTTAATGTTTCGATATGTGTATTTATACCATTTGTATAATTTACATTTAAATTAGAAGTTGGGTCTGTTTCACTTTGAACTAATACATTAAAATAGCCATTATCATCGTTCTTTATTATATCTACACTTAGTAATTGATTTAAAAATTTAAAAGATGCACTTATTGGAGATTGATTTCCTTGCATATAATCCGTAAATCCATTAAGTCCCACATAATTTTCAGTAGCTATTAATGTCAAATCCTTTGGGTCGGTTCCGCTAAAAGTTTCTACTTTGAACAAACACCAGCATTTAGGATTTTCTTCTTCAATTACATTATTATTATCTGCTGAAATAGGGTCTATAAATTCTTGCAATTGGTTTGAAATATTATAAACGCATTCTCTATTTACCAAGCTGGGAACTGATTTACTAAATGTGTAACTTGGCATCGTTGGCTCAGCATCTCCTTTATTCCAAATGTATAACTTTACTTGCGTAAACAATTGCCCCGCTTCATTCACAACTATTTTAAACGGACTTCTAACTTGTACTATATTCATTTTATATCTTTTAAATTATAATCTACCATCGTTTCAACATCAGCCCCAAAAGCCTTAACCAAATCTACATCTATATATTTCTTATAACCAGCCTCAAAAGGTTTTGTGAAAAATAAACTTGGTTTAATTCCTTTGTGAAAAATTGACCTCGTTATTAAATAAGCAGTCGATTGATAGCTTAGAAATTTACCGCTTTTTTTATCCCTAAATTGAAATCCTTTAGCACGTACCCATTTGTCAATCCCTTGAGTTAAACCTCCTTTTACACCCGTTCCAGAACCAAACTTAAAAGGACTATTCGGAGCTTTTAAACTTGAAGTTTTACCTTTCACACCTTGATCTTGAAACGCTCCATAGTCATCCATTTTAAAACCTACAATTGTAAAGTTATTTTCAGTCACTATCTCGCCTTTTAAGCTATTGTAAAGGTCTTTACTTACGTTCTTACCGCCCTTTGTAAGATTGCTCCTTGACTGCTGTATTACATAGTCACGGAATTTCTTAATAACGCTATCAACTTCTAACATATAGTCATATCGTTTGGAACGGTTAAATCAAAAGTAGCGGTACAACCTGCCACTTTGTCCTCAAATCTATCCCGAAAAAATTCATAAGAAGGTGCGCCTTCAATTACATAATTATCATCCGTAATTCTACCACGTTTTAACAGTTCACAAAGCCTAACGCCCACCATAGATTGGGTATTCATTACGTACATTTCGTTACTATCATCATCATTGACTAAATCCATCGATATTACGCTTATATTGTAGTTAAAAGCGTTACCATTTTCACGAAAACTATTGATAATTATGTGTGAAATTGGGTATATATCACGCTTATTTGTCGCCACATTAAAGATTGAGCCACTTGAAACGGTGTTACAAAACTCGTCTTGCTTTAATTGTTCCGTAATTGCATCTACTATTTGTAAAATTCCTTTCATTTTTTTAGCATTTTCATTTCTATTTCTGTTTTTTCCTTCTCAAAAGTTAAAAAAACTAAACTTTGATGAAGTGGAAGTTTGGTCGCATCGTCAATTCTAAAAGCGTTTCCTTTAGCGAGAGCATAGAGGCTGTTATACCATCCCCATTTTGCCCCAAATTGTGCTGTTGCAGAATATTCTGAACCTCCTGATTGTTCTCCAAATAGTTCAGGGTAGAGTTCAACAATGCGTTGGCTAAATTGTAAAAAAAAACAATCGAACCGAGTACGGCATCGAGTGGTGCAAACTTCATAACTTCGCTATATGTGATTGTACCTTGGTACGGTTGTATATCGTATTTATCTTTGCCTAATCGTTTTGTAATTGGGCGGTACATAACAGCCATCGCCTTATGCATATTGTCCCAATCAGATATATACTTTGTTAAATCAATATATTCTCCATTTGTGATTTCGTCAAGGTTAGGAATAAATCCAAATTCAACGCCACCCATTTTAAATGTTGGTACGTATTTATGTTCCTCCTGGAACATCTTACTAAGGCTTTCAGAAATTTCGTTTACATCTTTGTAGCGTATCTGTGCCACGTCTTTTAAATCGATGCCACAAAAGATTTGTATCATTTTTTGCTGCACAAATTCAGGGTCATCGTTTGAGTTGGCGACCGTTAAAAATGCCTGATATTTTGCGAGTGTAATCTCGTTTAATTTCGTTGGGATAGTTAGTTCTAATTTCATAACTACAATACGAAAATTTAACGTTTTTGTTATAAAAAAAAAGCCTTACATTTCTGCAAGGCTTTTTCCACTAATACAAATAAAAACTAATTAACCAAAATACTAAAAAAATTATAACCAATAAACAACTCTTTAAATTCTTTCAAAGCATCAATTGAATTTCTAGCTTCAATTGTTTTAACTTCAAAATCCTTTTCATTATCACCCCAACGATGCCAGCCTGTAATTTTATATTTTTTCATTTTATTTTTTATCAAAGATAATGTAAAACTAATCAATATAAATTTTTTTTAACAAAACTTTAACTAATAAATAAAATACTTTCCTTTGTTTGGATTATCTAAATTGTAGATCACATTGTAACGAATTGCATCGATTATGTGATTCCAATTATCAACGTACAACTTTGATGCTTTGTTTAAATAACAATAGTTGTTAAATTCTTTTGCAATATTTGAGCTATTATTTTCTACTATAATTTCATAGTCCTGCATTCTTATTATACCGCTTTCAATAGTTCCCTTTTTAACCGCTTGGATATTTACGCCCGTATGTTTTAAATCGTCAATCAATCGAGGCTCTGCACTATCGGCAATTATTAATTTACCGTTTGTTTTAAGTTTTAACAGTTCCGCTAATACGTGCGTTTTAAGACCACGTTCATAAATATGTTCCTTAACGTATATAATCTTTTTATCTTTATCAATAGCAACCTCAGCGAGGGCGTCAGGGTCAATACTAAATCCAAAGTCCATACCGAAAGATGACTGTAACCCATTAGGATTAAACTCTCCGAACTTCCAATTCGTAAATACAACCCCCTCAGCTTTGTTTAACCAACCCCCAAGTATAACGTGTTCGTATTTCTTTGGATTGTTCTCTTTAATCTTTAAAATTTCAGCAAGGAAACTTTCGTCTAAATTCTCTTCATTATCTAAGTAGGTCGTGTGTATGTAGGTAGTGTTACCTTTGATTCCATTAAAGCCCTCAGCAACGCCCTCACTTTCAAAGAAACGTTTATAAATCCAATGCGTTTTAACAGTTGGATTTAAAATTAATATGATTCTATTTTGTACGCCCTTTTGTCTTATTGAAAGGTTTATTTTATCGAATATAGCTTCGTCAATCAATTCTTCCGCTTCGTCCAAAATCCAAGTGGTTACACCCTGCAATGATTTTAAGTTCGCTGTTTGGTCACCGCTTGAGGTTTTAATCCCTTTGAATATTATATCAGTCCCTGATTTTTTATTATGAATTTCGCTTTTGTTAATATCAAAAATATCGTTTGCCTCAAGTAAATCTATTTTCTCTTGAAACTCAGGTATAATTGATAAATGTGCTGAGGTCATCGTTTGTCTTGTAAACAAAATCTTATGACCGCTTTGAAACGACAAAGTTGAAGCCATTGCCCCAACTTCAAAAGATTTACCACTACCACGTCCACCCGTAACAATAAAGTACCGGGTGGCATTTTCATAAAGTGGTATGTATTTTTTATTTAAAGTTAATGACATCTTTTAAATCGAAATCGTTAACTGTTAAATTAGTCGTTTGGTCAATCACTTGTTTAGGCATACCATAACGATACTGTAACCACGTTTTAATTGCATTAACGTCCTTTTGTTCTATTTTTAAAGCGAGTGCGCTCCAAACTTCCTCAGGCACTAAAATAGCATCCATAGTATCAATTAAAGAAATCAATTCATCTTTCTTTAAACGCCCTGAATTTGCTCTTGCACCCCCGTTATTTTTTCTTTTATCCATAATTGATATAATTTGAAATCCAATTTATTTTTTACTAACTAATTCAGCGATTTTATTATTTAAATATTGTTTTTCTTTTATTAATTCATTAATTTGATTTTGCTGAGAATCGTTAATCATATAAATCTGTTTAATTAACCTCGCTATAATTTCTTTTTTTTTCATAATATTTTTTTAGTAGCGTAGCGTGGAATCGAACCACCTCCCTAGCTTATGAGACTAAGATGCAACCTTTACACTTTAACGCAATATTTTAATAATAATAATTTACAATTGAAACTCCTAAAACTGTTTTAACTTTATGCTTTAATTCCTTGCATAACTTTTTATAATTTTCTTTACTCAAAATTATAGCTTTTGGATTATTAAATCTGTTAGCGTGTAATTGTTGTATTAATAAATCATACTTTGGTCTAAATACTTGTTTCATATTTTTTATTTTTAAAAATTGTCAGCCTTTCCCACCTGTTCTTACTAACTTGCTAATTATACTTTTATTTGTTTAGCTCCCGATACCACGATACTGTAAAGTGTACCTGCATTCCCTTTAGTTCTCTTTACTTTCTAAAGCCAGTATTTTTATACATACGTTTCAAAAACCCTTTTTAAATTAGCAACGTAATCCCTCCAGCAACTTTCGCATCCTTCAATTTCTAAATTGATACCAAATGTATTAATATAGATTTGATTTAAGTCACGCTTTAGAATAGGCGTTAATTGTTGGTTCGTTTCAAAGAACGCTTTTAATTCTTTATAATCGTATTCGTCCAAACAATTAACATTTTTAAAGTTTGGGAACTTTGCATTTAATAATTCTTTGCGTTTGTCGCATCCGCAATCAAAACCTGTCAAACTATTGAAAAGTTCAACTACTTTTTTAATTCCTACAACTTCAGCAACTACTTCTATTTCGTCGCCCAATCCTTTAATTATTTTCTTTGCCATATTGTATTAATTTTAATTTGCATTTTTTAAGTGTTCTATAAACCATTCCGTAATCGTAATGGTATTTAATAGCGAACTTTCGTAGGCTTGTTTTCTCTTCTATGTATCTAAGATAAAAAAGTTTCTCAAACCAAGTCCACGTATCTATAAATGTTAAGATATCTGAAACATCAATTTTTTGCGGTTCTTGAATAGAAATTATATTATCTATTATTTCAACGTTATTTTTTTTTGAAT